CGGTAACAGCGGTTTTCCGGAATATAGTCCTGCATTTCACTGACGGATCCCGGGGCCAGCAGCATTATGGCTTCACGGGCGTCCTGACGTATCTGACGCGCCTGCGTCACAGTCCCGGCATAAACGTCTATCTGCACCGACACTGAGGACTCCGCCTGCCCGCCCATCACGTCCGCAGACACCGATGAAATCAGGCTGAAAACCACCCACGGAAGCGCCACCGACGGCCTGCCATCCAGCAGGGGGACCACATACGGGTACACCTGCCCGCCGGCAAGATGCGCCAGATGAGGATACAAATCCGCCTCCGTCATCGTCTCAGTACCTCATCAATGGCCCGGTTCATCCGCGCAATCGCCACCTGAGCTGCCTGTTCACTGCGCACATCAAACGCCGGGCGCACAAACGGGTGCGGTGGCATATTCACGGTCCCCATTTCCACAAACCGCCAGTAGAAAGCATTGCGCGGGTTATCCGCCTTCATGGTGTTATCGCTGTTACCGGTGTCCGGATTAACACCACGGATATGGACACCGGATTCCATCCCGCCATCGCGGGAGCGCCGGGAAAGGACCACCACATTGCGGCGCAGTTTTCCCCTGCGTACCGGTGCCCGTGACACCACTTCTTCTTTCAGCACATTCGCACCCGCACGGGTTGCCTCACGCAGCACCCGGTTATTTTCCGCACCACTCAGAAGCTGCAAATCGCGGCTGATGTCCTCCAGCCCCGAAAAATCCAGCAGGGTTTCGATCATTTTTCCCCTCCCAGCCGACAGAGAATTTCCAGACGCCCGCCGGTCGCATCCGGCACGGGCAGCCCGACAACGTTCAGATCCGGTCACGCCATGGACCACTCAGCACATGAAGTCGTGACGCTGCCGTGATTTCCCGGCGGACTGACCGCGCACCAGATGCGGATTTCCGCCTGCGCATTTCCGCACCGGACTGCATCCGCTCCCGGCTGCTCCTGCCACGGATATCCGCATGAATTTTCCCGCATGACACCCATTCTTCCGTCATTTCTCCGGCAGCATTACGGGTTAACACCGGGTTCAGAACACTTATCATCTGTGTCAGACGACCTGCAGATATTGCCATTCCCCCTCCTCATAACACCGTCGGACAACGCAAATCGTAAATCAGCACGGAAACAGAAAACGGCAGCTCCCCCTGAATCAGTTCTTCCCGCTCCGCAAGATCCGGATTCCGGTACAGCATCCCGGTCAGTCGCATGGCAGCCCCCTTCATCCGGGTTAATGCCTCGCCCGGGATCAGTTCACCGTCCTCACGAATCACCTTATCCCGGCTGCCCTGAATGTAGGCCAGCAGCACGGCGGTAGCCTGACGAACCTTGTCCATCAGCATGTCATCATCCGCGTCATGGTCGACACGCAGATGTGCCTTGATCTCTTCCAGTGTCAGTAATGCCGTCATTTTCCGCCTCCAGCATCCCGTCCCCGTTTGGCAGCCAGGGTCCAGCCTGATGAATGAGCTTCTCCGGGTTTATCACCGGTCATACTGTTGCAGTGCCACAGCGAGCCCCCCCATGTCACCGTATCGCCTGGGTGGTAGGTTTCACCGGCTCTGAACACACCGCGGTAGAGCATCACCGGCAGGGAAAATGTTTTTTCCGTACGCTGGCCACTGCTCTGCCGGATCACCACAGAGAACAACCGCTCCCCCGTCATACTGACGTCAATATCCGCCACCCCGTCAACCAGGCATTCCCATCCCCGCATCCTGTGCGTTTTTTCATACGCCCGCCAGAGTCCGCCCTGGTGTGTGGCATACGTGCCCCGGGGAAAGGATTTTTGATCGTCAATGGCGGGGAGTATTTCCAGTGCCGTGGCATCACGCCCGTCCTGCGGAGCCGGCAGGGCACTCACCGCATCCAGAACCGCCTTCTGCAGAACATCCGGATCGTAGTCACGACCATCACGCGGAACAGGAATATGGCTTACCGCCTCCTTCACCATCTGTTCAAGCATCGGACGCACATCATCCGGGGTGAGACTTTTACCGTCCGCCGGCTGTGGAATATTTGCGACCGCATCATTCACCGCCTTCTGCAGTACTTCCGGATCGTAGTCACGACCGTCACGCGGAACAGGGATATGGCTTACCGCCTCCTTCACCATCTGTTCAAGCATCGGACGCACATCATCGGGGGTGATACTTTTGCCGTCCGTCGGTACCGGTATTTTCCCGACCGCATCATTCACCGCCTGCTGCAGTACATCCGGATCATAATCACGACCATCACGCGGTACCGAAATGGCCCCCACAGCGTCATCCACCATCGCCTGCAGAACCGGACGCACCTCATCCACCGTCACATGCTTCTGTAATACCGCCGACAGGGAAGTCAGTTTCTCTTCAAACGCTTGTGCCTGCGAGGCCATCTTCCCCTCAAATGTGCGCTGTAAATCCGCCAGCACCGTGGAGAATTCTTCACCCAGCGCACGGATAATGGACAGTTCACGCTCTGTCATTTTTTCAGTATCCCCCTGAACATCGCCTTCACCGCATCACGCTCTGTTTCGCTTATGGCCTTATTACCGTCAGATGCGCCCTCCTGGCGTGTGCCTGACGACGTTTTCCCGGAAGACGCGAACGGATCCTCACGGGCATCACGACGGGACAGCGCCTCCAGACTGTAGTTCTGCTGCTGAATATACAGTGCATCACCGCCGGCAAGGGGCGGCAGGTTCTCACGTTTACGGGCCTCATTGGGCGTGAGAAGCGTATTTTTCACCGATTCACCCAGCGTTTTCATGCGACGTTCGCTGTCCATTCTCAGCAGCGTGGTGACGTCAAACTCCGTGCTCTCGTTTTCCCCTGTTTCCAGCGCCTCATCCAGTAACAGCTCAATGGACTCAATCAGCGTCTGCAGACACTGGGAATAATACTGCTGCTCCAGCGCCTCCACGTTGTCACTGGAAGGCGGCTGGCCAACGCCAATCTTGTAGGCCGGGACACGGAACACCGAACAGACAATTTCAGCCGTCATCTTCAGTTGTTCCACCGTCTGCGCATCCACCGGTGAAAACGTCGTGGGGTTATATTTCGCCCCGTTGCTCAGGATCGCCGTTTTCCCCGCATTTTCGCCGGTATACCCGCTGTCCCAGTTGCTCTTCAGTTTTTTCGCATTTTCTTCCGTTATACTGCCGGGGATCTCAATCACCCCGGACGGCCTGCCGCCATTTCTGAAAAAAGACGTTGAATTTGCCTGAATATGATGCCCCTGCGTGGCCGCCAGCCCGGCGGCATACACCGGCGGCAGCCCCACAAGCGGATGAAAAAAACAGTTAAACCGGTCGTGGATCACTTCCCGGGCAGGCACCGTCACCGCCTCCGTGATCCCGCAGTTCCGGTCCGGTGTAATGCGATAGAACACCTCGCCGTCATCCGCCACCAGAGGTTCAACCCGGCTCCAGTCCAGAATACGCAGTTCTTTGATCTGCCCCCGGGAGTTACGGATTTTCAGCACCACCGTATTGCCGTGACGCAGTTTGGCGTTCAGCCACAGTTCAAAAAACTGGATACGATTCTGCTGTGCATTGGGACGACGACAGAGACGGGCAATATCCCCCTGCCGTTTTTCACGGCGGATCCCCTGTGTATCGGTCTGCATCAGGCGCAGTCGCATTTTGGCGATATCCTGGGATATCAGCGAAATGCAAGAAAACACCGCATGAAAGGAGAGGACACTTTCCGGATCGGCTTTCACGCCCTGCTGCCAGGCACCGGCAAAAGGCTCAGCCACCGCCTGAAACAGGCTGGTCCAGCCCACCTCTTTTACATCACGTCCTGATTTCTGGTTTTTTCGGGTTCGCCGCAAAAGGTTCCACATTCGCCATGCTCCGCATCACGTTTCTTTTTCTGACCTGCCGGACGTCGCACTGTGATGTACTCCGCCTTCCCCAGGCGAACCAGCACCTCCGCACACGGCTGTGCCACATCACGGATATCCCCGGCCCGGGCATCATGCGTGCCCTGCAGATATCGGATCTTTGCCATAACCTGTTACGGGAGGCGCACGCCTCCCGTCCTCCTCATCAGACTCAGCCGCCGGACGCACTGCCGTAGTTCACTCCGGTGATCACCGCCACCGCCGCAGTACGGCGACGACGCCAGTTGATCCAGCGCTCCGCACGGATGGCCACGCTGCCTGTCTGGAACATGGAAACCAGCTCCACCGGGGACGGTGTGGTGCTGTCGCCGCCCGGCTCAGACTGCATCTCCAGTGACGCTTCACGGGACATATCCACCGCCACACCGCCGTCATCAGCCAGATAAATATCCGGCGCATTCACCAGCACCAGCTGGTCACCCACGTACTGGGAGACAATCACCGGCAGGCCCTGGAAGGTGCCGCCAAGCAGGGTCATGTCCGGGTATTCCTTCTGACCCAGCGCATTTTTACGCATGGACAGCGCCAGGGCATTCGTGCTGGACATCAGCCAGACAGCACCAGTGGGCTGCAGATTTGCCGTCACAAACTGGCCAAACGCGGCCTCGGCATCCGCATCCGGGTTACCGGTTGATGCCATGCCCTTCACATCATGGGTGATGGACGCCGGGGAGACATCCGCCACCGCCGCTTTTTTCGGGTCCACAAAGTCTGTATCCAGACGCGCCACTACCGCTTCCGCCAGCGCATTACGGACCAGTGCATCAGCAGCCGGACTGGAAAAACGGATCAATTCTTCCGTCAGTACCGCAATGGCCGACACTTTCGCATGACTGAAGGTGATGGATTCAAAATCAAACTTCGTCAGGGGTTTTGCCTTACCCTCACCCACCCAGCCGGCAGCACCGCCGGACACCTGGGCGTGCACACGGATATTGAACGGCACCTGACGAAGTGCAGGGATCCCGCCCTGACCAAATCGCCCGATAATGGTCTGCGGACGCAGGTAATCAATAAAGTCCTGTGCGTATTCCTGATATTCAGACAGGCTGCCTGCCCACTGCGGATCCGTGGTGGTCCCCGCGCCCACTGCCGATTTCAGGACATGATGCAGACGACTGTCATCCGGATACTGACGACGGGCCACTTCCAGGGCTTCAGATCGGACGCCTTTAGCCGCAGCCAGCGATTTGGCAAAGCGGGCGAAGCCAATCCCCTTATCCAGTTTCTGCTCCACACGGATCACCGGCGCAGAAGCCACCGCGGCCACATTCCCGTTACCGGCCTGTTTCACCGGCTGCGCCGTGGCGGCCTTACCGGCTTCCAGTTCACGCAGGCGCTTCAGGTGCGCATCCACCTGACGGATTTCCGCTGCGGTGTTGTCGTAATGCTCTTCCTCCTCCACATCCAGCGTGCGCCCTTCCTCTGCGGCTTTGGTCATGACCTCCTCAAGGGAGGCTGCCAGCGCTGCACGCTTGTTTTCAAAACTTTTAATCTGTTCGCCAATATTCATTATGGTCTTTTCCTTATGAAAAACGGTTGTTGACTGTGCCGCAGCGCCGGCAGAAGATGCGATTTTCACCACCGGTTTCCGGTTGCCGGACGCGGCAGAAAACGGGCGGTCGTAAGATTTAATGGTCCGGATGGTGCATTCCGCATTCGCGGGCACGGTGACGGCAGACACCTCCATCAGTTCCCAGCGCAGAAAATGCAGTCCGCCTCCGTCCAGAAAGGTGTATTCATGGGGACGGAAGCCCACGGACAGCCCCCTGACCAGCCCGGTCTTAATGGCCGCCCAGACCTCATCCAGCCGGGCTGCCATCTGGGAGGGCATCCCCGGCTCCGGCTTCACCAGCATTGCCGTGATTTCCAGCCCTTCCCTGACCCGACGCACCGTACACTGGCCTACAGGGCGGGAATGGTCATGCTGCCAGAGAAACGGGATCGTACTGCCAAACTCCGCCCCCTCCGGCTCCAGGATGTCACCATCCCGATCCGGAGAAGGCGTTGACGCAATCCCGGTGATCACCCGTTCATCCTCACTGAAGGATTTCACCGTCAGCAGGGAACAGGCCCGTTTAAGAGTCACATCAGCCTCCTGAAAATAAAAAAACCGCCGCAGCGGTTCATGATGGTTACAGGGTGAGCAGGGTTATATGAAAAAAACCTCATACGCTTTCTTTTTCGGTTCCGGATTCAGGGACATCAGGGACACCGCATTGAAGAGCGCCATCAGTGGGTCAATTTTTCCCCGTCCGCTGGCCTGTTTGGTGATAAGAATGGCGTTACCTTTAGGCTCCACCCGGGCATTGCCAACGCACCAGGCCATCAGTGGCTGACCACCATGCACCAGCACTCCCTCAGCCAGTTTGCGCTCGGTGGTTTTGATGGCCCCGCCCAGCTTCCAGCCCTGGCTTATCCCCACCACACTCTCATCGGGGATCCCGGCTTCCGCCAGTGAATCCAGAATCTGCCCCACACCTGACGGGTCAATACCGATATGATCCAGTAACTCAGCCTCATGAATACGACGCACATACTCCGCCACTTCCGCCGTGTCATCCCCGACCCGACGGACAATCGTCATGTCTCCACAGGCCACAAAATCCTGAAACCGGGATGCCTCACTCTTCCGTCTGACCACCGCGGTTTCATGCGCCCAGGCATGGCCCCAGCCCAGCCATTCGCGGGTCTCCCGGTCACGCCCAATCACATACATCCCCAGCAGATCATCCAGCCCTCAGCCGTCAATCCCCACCGTCACCACATCAGCACGACGCAGGATATCGTCCAGGCTGATACAACGGCCCTGCTCTTCCCAGAAATCAGCCCCCGCCCAGCGGTCAGAGCGCAGGGCAAGACCAATTTCCACATTGGCGTGTTTTGACATGAACCCCCGGAATGTCTCTTCACCGGCTTCCCGGGCTTTACGGTACTCCCGGTACAGAAAGGCCTCATCCACCGAATAACCGAGATTCGGGTTAACCATGGCGAGGTTTTCCATCAGCAGGTGAGCCCCGCTTTCCACCATTTCAGGAGGGTGTTCAAATATCACCGGCAGAAAGTGCGGATCATGAATTTTGCCGTCACGGACATCCCGGGCGTACTGCAGTTTCTGTCTGAACACCCCGGCAGGCGGTTCATTCGACTGGGTGGTTGTGTACACCACAAATCCTTCCGGACGGGAGGCAAGCCCGCCGATGGCTTCACGTAGCATGTCTTCCGCTTTGTACTGCTTGCCAAACAGCCACAGTTCATCAATCAGTGTCCCCACGGACTTGATACCGGACACCGTATTCGGATCGGCTGCCACCACTTCAGGGTGGTGTCCGTCACCCGATGGGTGATGGTCCGGATATGTGTCTGCACCTGACAGAGGTCATCCAGATCATCGTCCCGTCGTACCATATCCCTGGCAGGGTTGAAGGCGTTAGCCGCCACCTCCACGGTCGGGGCCAGAATGGTGTAGCCCGCCGCCTGCCGCCAGTTCAGTAACAGCGCCGTCATCATGATCCCCGCGGCCAGCGTGGACTTACTGTTTTTCTTGGGGATAAGGATAAACACTTCCTTGATATGGCGAACACCGGTCTGCGCATCGTAGGAGCCAAACAGGGCCGCCACCAGGTCAAACACCCACGGTGCACAGGACTCCCCGAATGTCGGGCTACCCGGTGCATCCACAATTCGCAGTTGTTTAAAAATCGCCAGTGCATGTGCAGCCTGGTCCGGATAAATCGGAGCCGGAATAATCGACAGCCCCTTTTTCAGGCGCTCTGCCCAGTCCGGACATGCCGTGCTCCATACAGGTATCATCCGCTTTCCTCATTCTGGTTATTCACCACCAGCCGGGGAGGTGGTGGCACCGCAAAACGGTTAGCCGCTTTTTTCACGGCATCACCTTTTGCCGATTTTTTACCGGCATCGCCTTTTTTATGGTGTGTGAACTGCGCCAGTCGCCAGGCCGCATCCAGTGCCAGTTTCGGGTCAATTATCAGGTTTTCCACCAGGATCTGCCCCATAGCTTTCACCGGATCGGGAAGACCATCCTCCATATATTCAATACCATGAGATATCACCGCGGGCGGAGGCATCTCCGGATTGTTTTCGTCCGGCTGTGGTATTGCAGCCACCTCACGGCGACGGGGTTTATCCTCCTGCTCTGATTTTTTCTGCCGGTAAACAGGAACCTCATCCACCTCCACCGTTTCGCACTGTTTACGGGCTATAAACGCGAGCACCTCCGGATCTTTTGCCAGCTGCGAGCCTTTAACCCTGGCGGTCTTCGCCGAATAACCGGCGGCAATGGCTGACGCTGTTTTGTTTTTCCCGGACATGAGCGCCAGCGCAAATTTTCGTTTTTGCGTTGTCAGCACAGCCTCCTCCCGGGTCCATAACGCACTCAGCCGGGTATGGTTCAGCCCATTTTTCCCGGCGTCTCATGCCGCAAATGTTAACTGCTGCCTGGTTAACATTTGCTGAAAAAGCCAGTTAACATTTTTTTCGCACAACAAACTGAATAATAAAGATAAAAACCGAAAAAATGCCCGGGCAGCCAGTTAACATGTTAACTGGCCTGAAACAGGAATTTTTTCTCTGCATGAGACGGGGGGCGGTGTCCAGGGCGATCGTTTTTTTTCGCCGGATGATCCCCCCCGGGGCGGGTCACAGTCCGATGATATCGTCTGCCCTGCCATGACCTCCGGACACCTCCGGCAGCGTCGGGTCCGGCATACCACCCGCCGCTTCACGAGCAGACTTTTGTCGATGGCATTCGGTACAGAGCGTCCAGAGATTCGTCTCCTCATTACCACCACCGAACTGAAGTGCAATTCGGTGATCGAGTTCACTGTCACAGAGGTCAACCACACGACCACAGAGACAGCAATGCCCGGCATCCCTGAGCCAGATATGACGCTTGAGGGAAACACGTGCACTGCCACTGACACGACGCTGTTCACCCTTCAGAATATTCACCCGCCGGGTGTTCAGAGTTTTGATTCTGCCCGGTAACGTACGAAGCACAGCCATGTAAAATCCTCGCCATATAGCTTGTCACCAGAGGAAAGAAAATGTCATCGAAAAACCGGCCCCGCAGAACAACAACCCGCAACATCCGATTTCCAAACCAGATGATTGAACAAATTAACATCGCTCTTGACCAGAAAGGTTCAGAAAATTTTTCTGCGTGGGTCATTGAATCTTGCCGCCGGGAGCTGGCAGCAGACATAAAATATGCCCGTCAGTTGACTATAAAAAAGAATGATACACAGTATGCTCTGCGATGGCTGTTCATATAACTATTTCTTTATATTGCTGAATTTATAAAAACTCACAGACATTAGCTGTATTAATTCCGAATTGAAATAATCAGCCATATAGAATAAGAATAAAGCATAACAATAATAATCTTCTACCCAATCAGTACATTACTGCTGTGACTCCAACACGGCAGTTTTTTTATTGAACAGATTCCAGTTTCTTCCACCATCGCACCGGACGGGCGACCATGAGGGGAGAACGCCGCGCTCCGTTAACGCGGTAAACCCCGGTGTGTATCGTTTTTGATTATCCCCGCACACTCTCGCAGAGGAGTCTCCCTGTCGGACTGCGGTCTCTGTTAATGCAGGAATACGGCGACAATACCGTGCATGGATAATAAGGTCGCTCAACACACTGGCTGTAATTCAGCGGATACCATTCGGCATTTATCAGTATTCATCACACACTCAACGGTGAATTCTTCATGCGTGGCATTCACTTCATATGTTCGTGAATAACATTCAGTGCATTTACCTCTGAACACCTCTTCAAGCAGAACACGGCCATGTTGCAAAACACGGAACGGAATTGTTCCCTGAAAAGGTTTTACCGTTACCTGTAATTTCTTCATACATCCTCCGGATAATAAAAAGCCTGCTTAGTACACTGAGTGCGGATATAGTCCTGTGCCCCTTCCAGTTGCTTCTGCATCGTCATCAGCCGCTCTCTGAGGGTGAAATAATCCCGTGTAACGGTGTCTGCCAGTTGGGGGCCGGTTGCATTATCCACGCGGGCGGTGCCGGTGGCTTCACGCACGGGACCTGGACAGGTGGCGTTGATCCGCAGGCTGCGGTGACCAGCGGCAACGTCAGCGCGAAGAGTTTCATTTTCAGCTCTCGCATCGGCTAATTCCCTCGAGTATCTGGCATCAAGTGCAGCAACATCACGCTGGCGCTGCTGCATATCAGTAATGGTTGCATTTGCCAGCTCCAGCTCACTGACTTTTTTATCGCGCTGCTCTTTGTAGGTTATGGCGTTATCACGGTAATGATTCAGCCCCAGACTAAGCGCACCACAGGCCACCAGCAGGGCAATGATGACCACGCACAGTACGCGGTTCATTTCACCACCAGCGTATCTGACCGATGAAATAACCGGAGGCCATAATCACAAACACCAGCCAGATAAGGATGAACTTCCAGGTGGATAATTTTTCAGCCATCACTCGAATCTCCCGAATCAGTTTGCTAAAATCAAACACACTTTCTCCTTTGACTTTTCCGGAGTCAGGAAACACAAAACCCCGCTTGCAGCCAACAAACGGGGTTTTACTTTTATTCACTTAGTTTTTGCCAGTTCGCAGGATTTCGTGCTATCCGCCAGTGTGAGCAAACCGCATTTTTCAGCAAAATATTCTGCTTATCTGTCAATTCCCCAGCACGCCAGCGCGCTCTCCTGGTCACGCCGTGAGACCTGACCGTAGCAGTTGTTTGAGCGAATACGGCAGTCTCTGCCACCGTCCTTAATCCACCAGAGAATCGCCTCGCATGCTCCCCTGCGGTCACCAGCATTAATCCGTCTGTAAAACGTCGACGGGAAACACTTACCGGGGCCAATGTTGTACGGACAGAATGACGCAATCCCCGCTTTCTGGGGTTCGGTCAGTGGCACTCTGATGTTTTTCTCCACCCATGCCAGCGCCTTATCACGTTCAATGGCGTTAACCTGGTCGCATTTTTCCTTCGACAACTTCATGCCCGGGACGACAGGTTTACCATCCACCAGGATGGCACCGCGGCAGATGGTCCAGATACCCGCACCATCACGGTATGCCGTGGTGTGGTTACCTTCTTTTTCGTCAAGAAACTGGTCGAGGATTTCAGGCGCAGACGCCCCTGCACCAATCAGCGCCAGAACGGCAGCCGACAGGCCGTATCTGATTTTTGCGTTCATGGATATTTATCAGGGTTTATCGATTTCAAATCCCTGGATATGCTAAGTCTTCAGGCCAGCGGTGGAGTCTTCAGAGAACCAGTAATTATTCCCGGTAGTTTTCCTCTGTAGGTTATCAACACATCCTGCGCCTCTAAAATGACGGGGCGCTTTTCCGGCAACGGACCATCCCCTTCACATAACCCGGCAGCAACATCCATGAAAAACGGCTTCGCCTGCTTTTTCGCCTCAGCTTCGTAAAACTCCAGCGTGGCACCTTCAGTACGGTCAAGACTAATCGCCACATCTGGCAACAACAGTGACGGATACCCACCAATTTCCAGTGCCACAGTAACAGTAATCTTATCCGGGTAATTATTTATCCCTTTAACAACCAGTTCGTATTTTTTCTTCATCGCTTTACTCTCCCCGCGCCGCCTTACGCTTATCTTCTTTAATCTTGAAATAAAGGTTTGTCAGATACGTCAGCAGGCCAAACAGCAGACTCCCCAGCACACCTATCGCCACCCACTGGGACGGAGAGACTTTGTCCAGCAGCTGCAGTAACCAGTATCCCGTCCCCACCGCTGACGTGGTGTATGACACACCTGTTGTGATTTTTTCCATCTGATGTATGTCTCCGTCACCGCCGACAGAAAATGAAAGTAAAGAAAAACAAAAAAGCCGCCAGTGTCACCCACTGACGGCCAACTCCGGGAGCCGTGATTATGGCATTCAGGCTCTGCTAAAAATGCCAGATAACATTCCGGCCACCCCCTGATTCAGGTTATAAATGACACAATATCTTGACAACACCCGTCACTGTCTGTCAGAAAATATACCGCCAGGCATAAGTATCATGTGAAATCCAACTATCCTTCTGAGCCAGCACCTCTCCACCGAAAGTCAGTGCTGGCTGTTTTTTTCCTTAATAAAGCATCTGTAACTGAAACAATCCGCATATTGATAATATATTGACAGGCATCATTGCTGTCTGTGAAAAATAAGTCTCTACAAACATATAAGGCCTTTTAGCCAGCGTCTTCTTTCAGGTCAGTCGCTGGCTCTTTTTTTATTATGCTGCCGGTGCATTTATCTCCAGCACCAGACTTTCTATCTCAACGCCATACGCTGCATTTTTTGTAACATCCGTCAGCGTCAGCACATTCAGTCCCAGTGTCAGACTGTCTTTTATGACCTGGAATGCCGGGCCAGCCACTCCATTCAGTTTCGGAGTAACCGTGGCACTGCCGGCGGTGAACACCAGCTCCAGCGTCTGCCAGTCGTTACCGTAATCGCCGAACTCCCCCAGCTTCGTGTTTCCGGCTTTCCTGTGATGCATCAGATTCACTCTGCCGTCAGTGGTCTGAGTGAAGTACGACATCAGGAACGGATTACCGGTACCCGTCATCGCCACACCATCAGGAACGGGAGCATCCGTATACAGATAAATCCCCAGCCCGAACTGATTGTTGGTCAGTGCGCCTGACAGGCGGAACTTACAGGTCAGTCTGCCGCCCTGTGTCAGCAGGGTAATTGCGTCATCCACCGGATGCGTCAGGGACCAGGTTTTATTGCTCTGCTTGGTGATCTTAAATACACCATCTGACAACTGAATTCCGCCATCCTTAATGCTCCAGCCCTGCGCAGCAGCCTCTCCGGCTGCCGGCAGCAGGGAGATTGTGCGAACCGACGTATCTGCAGACGGACCCGATGACGTGTTGCCACCGGGCGAGGGTTTGATTTCCGGTGCCTTACCACTGATGAAGGCTGAGGTGCGCCCGGCTGCGTTCAGAATAGCGGTTGCCATACGATCCGGAATAATGCTCCTGCGCGCCCATGAACTGAAATGTGTCGGGCGGTTTGATGATACCTGGTTTCCATTCGTTCTCGATGCCGCACCGTAATATCCTGATGCCGGAATATCCGGATCTTCTGCCGGCGCGTTAGTGGCGGTATTGACGCCGTTACCGTCTGTCATGAAGGGCACAAAATAAACGCCCTCACTCTCCCTGTTTTTATACCCGCCGTACACGGTGTCGTACTGGGTAGCGTATGTATTTTTCCAGTAATACGTCGTGTCACCACAAATCCACGGCACATCTGCAGCACTGCCACCATGGCACTGCGCGTTAAACACGGAGAGGTCAGCACGAAACTGTGTCAGCATGGCTGTAAACAGCGCAGGTTGCTGTGCGTGGGTGGCGGCGCTCATGTCAAACTCTCCCTGCATCCAGCACACCGCCAGCAACACATTTTTCGGGTTCTTCTGTAATGCAGCTTTAGTGCGCGCAATCAGGTCCTGATATAACGGTTTACCCACACCCCAGCGTGCCGAATCCTGGCTGGCCCCCGTGTCCGCACTGAATGTCCCCTCCGCGCCCTGGGTGAATGCCGAACCACCACGACAGCATGGTACCAGCAGGATCCCCGCGTTATTCGGGATATACGGAAGCAGTTTTTTGGCAATATGTAAGCCCTGGCCGACACAGCCGTACTGCCCTTTGCTCAGGTCTGCCTTCGGATGATTCAGCGTACTCATATCCTGCACATCATGCAGGCAGTGGTCGGCCGGAATAATATCGTTATATCTGCAGGCAGCCCCACCCGGCGTCACTGTACTGCGGCGCGCCAGCTGTTTAATGCGCGGATCCGGAGCATCGTATGAATCCGGAAGCGGAAGCCCTTCACCGTAAGCCATTGCATTGGACTGCCCGGCCAGTACGATGACGTAGTACCAATCCGGCTCAGTTGCACCACTGACCACCACATCACCTTCTGCTGCAATCGCCTGCATCAGGGTATAAGGGGTTATGGCCACCGGACTACCAAACGGCTGCCAGCCCTCTTTCAGTTTGTGTGTCAGCTTTTCCGCAAGGTCTGACGGCGACGCCGCCCTGACAACATCATAATGTTTAAATGTCATTATTCCTCCCGGCCGGGATAGTGTATTAAATCAGATATGGAGTGGGCTGTAGTCCGGAAGCCTGAATGACACACGGGGACTACAGCCCAAGAAATGAAAAAAGGCCACGCAGTTGCGCAGCCTGATAAACCCTGGTTAAAATCCACACGATAACAACACAACAATATCAGTATCTCATGCTATTGCCCGAACCCATTCGGGCATTTTTTACCCATAAAAAATGCCCCTCCGGAGAGGGGCATGTTTGCATGCACATTCTTTTTCTTGCATGGTGCCGGGTGCCTCCCGGTGAATTCAGTATCAGCACCTGAATCCGCGATTATCACATATACCTGGTTGCTGATTGCCCCTCCGCACAGGGGGATTCACCATGCAGTAGTATTTTTAATAAACAGTAAACAAAAAAATCAAGCATTATGCAGGCTGTTTCTTTTTATCACCGGCCACAGCAATACCACAATGCCGCAGACCAGCACCCCATCCGCCAGCACCGACATGATTCTGCTGGTGAAATCCACCATCACCACCAGAAACAGCAGGAGTGCAGCCACAGCCAGGCGCAGTTTTACCGTCACTGGTGATTCTCCAGACGAAGACCCAGAACACCGGCAATCTCTTCCAGAACCTTGCGCTCTTCCGGCTCAATTTCGCCGTCTGCCTCCGCAATAGCCACCGCCACATCCAGCACATCTTCCGCTTCACGCGTATCGTGTTTCACATCTTCAATTTCACGCAATGTCGCTCGACGACCAATTTTAAAGTTCGTATCCAGCTGACCGATAATGGTTGCGCTAATCGCATTAATTTCTGACGTAAACGCGGACAGCGCTGGCTGATTACGCAGTACCTGTTCGATCTTCGCTTTCTAGGAAGCCTCACATTCACCATCTGCACAGGCCACCAGGTAGGCAGCATTAATAACCGCCTGTGCCAGATCGCGTTTCTCAAACTTTCCTTTTTCCGGTTAACGTGACACACCAATAACTCTTGTCGAAAAAGCCAGCAAGCTGAAAGACCGGTATTCACCGCCGCCAGCGCGTTTACTGTACTGGACCGATTTCAGCCATAAAAAAACCCGCTCGCGGCGGGTTTAAGCTGTGTGGCGTAGTAACCACTCTTAACATACTGACATACTTTTTGCGGACCGCGCTAATCATTTTTTACTTTTTTGGGCAGCCAGTCGTCCATCTCCAGCCTTACACCCAGCATCGACAGACATCCGTCAATAAATCCTTCAGCAATCTGCATCTCAATTCGTATTGCCTTTTCGCTCTTCTTTCTTGTTCTGGCAATCTGCCTTTTTGATATGCGCAGCAGATAATGAGCTACCAGCAGCGAATACTCGTCCGGTTTTTTCTTCTTCAGGCGCGTAAGGCAGTTTTCGATGATAAGGCCGTCATCATCGCTGCAGGCCGGGCGAGGTTTAGCGGTGGATGGTAAAAGGCCTTTAAATCCAGCAGCTATCGGAGAATAGTCCACCCCGGCGTTACCACTTGCCGCCCATGCCCCCCCAGCGTTCGAGAACCATCTGAATATCACGCATTATTCGCACTCACCAACCAGATTGAGAATGACCGCTGCACCGTCGTCTTCCATGCATTCACCCTTACCACTTGCCAGAAACCAGCGGCACACCTCCACGGCTTCAGCGCGTGTCACCGGTTTGATGGTTGCCAGCAATTTTTCAAGGTAGCGCTCCCGGTCATATACCGATTCGTGATGCTCAGAGTAACCAAACTCATCGCCCTGTTCTTTAGTTGCAGTGTGGCGAACACTGTAGAGCCAGTCCCAGTAAACGAACTCGCGAACAACATCAGACAGCGTATAAGGCTCAGGCAGCACATCGCGATATCCATCAACAAATGCCCGACGCTGTTCATCAATTTCGTTCATGCGGCTGCCGCCAATGCTTCCGGCTTTTTTCTCTGCCGCAGTCCAGCCCCAGAGATGATCGTTGATAAATTTCTGGGAAGACCTGATGACCCGCTCTGCTTCCACATCTTCGAGCGCTGCTTCATAGCTACCAAACGTAGCCCTGACTGATGCCGCTTTTTTGATGTTCTCCCGGGCGTTCCTGATAACCTGCGCAGGGTTATCCATGCCGATGATGCCGAACGCAACCTGGAAAGGTTCGTAACCATTCGCCAGCAGATAACGCGAATAGCGTTCCTGAGCCTCTTTTGGGGAAATTTTAATTTTCACCAGCGCAGCCTCAGCAGCATCCAGATGTGCGGGTTCGTTCAGACGGATAACCTCCAGCACCCAAAGATAAGCATCAGTCTGCTTATGCCCGGTGATTCTCCGTTGCTCTGGCAGGGGCTTGATGTTTGCGAGGGCGGAGCTGTACGCTGCCGTCGGGATGGTGAATAGTGCTTTATGTTCGTTATTATCAGTACGCATTACGCAACCGCCTTTTTCTTATGGAAAACCAGCTCTCGAACCTGATCACCGTTCATGAGCATATTGTTGAAATCATCGTGATCCGGCCAGTACACGCTCACGCGCTGCAGGTCATTCTTTGCCATCAGATTGGCATGAGCACATTCGCAAGCCGCAGCCAGCCCGGTGGCGCTGTTCTCGTCACGGTCGGCAAAAATAATCAGGTGCAGAACACCAGCTGGTACGCGAAACTTTTTCATAAAGCCGCTGTTAATGGTTGCCCAGGTGTTCACGTTATAAATCTGGTGCGCTGACAGCGCTGTTTCGATGCCTTCGGCGATACCCAGAGTGCTGGCGACAGGAAACATGCGGATAGCTACAGAACGAGCGTGATCCAAATAGTTATCTTCCTGCAGGGATTTGAGGCGCTTTGCACTGCTACCGATATCTGCTTTTTTATCACCATCAAGCAGAGTCTGGTGCAGATAGCACAACTCCCCTTTATCGTCCGTAGCAAGTGAATAAAGAGACTGGAACACACTCCCGTTGTGTCTCTGCCTGGCATTGAACCGGATCGCCTCAGCAGGAAGACTGAATATTCCACGAGAATTAAGATACGCTGCGCCGGATGTACCACGCAGTGCCTCCAGTTTTGAAAACTTGCTCAATACCCGTTTGCGTAAGCTGGTGGCGCTGCTGGTTACCGGGATTTTAACCCGTTGGTAATCATTACCGATCAGGCGGTCTATTTCGGTACAAATCTCGTTAAATGGCTTCGCCTGTGTCAGGGTGACAAGTTTCATACCATCGCCACTACCACATACACAGATCCACGTTCCTGCACCGTCGCGGTCGTCAATTCGGAACTTGCCACGTGCACCGCATACCGGGCATTCACCCTTGAAGTGATTTTTTCCGGTTATCGGCGGCAGACCGAAGTGCTCTAATATTTCAGGCCAGCGGCCTTTCGCTGCATCTGCTGTTTTCATCTTACTGACTCAGACTGTTTATATTTTTCTGGAGTTGGTGCTTTGCCTGCATGATGCGCCAGGCCTCACTGCCTGCCGGTATCTCACGTCGTTCATCACGTTCCTGAGATAAATCAATCGTTGTTTGTGCGTTTTCAGTGACCTTCTGAACCCGCTGGTGGCCTTTGGCAAACCGGATCAGTTTGTGTCTGATGTAGTTATTTACCTCAGGGGTAATTTCCATCGGAAAGTTACTCAGTCCGTCAGGCCACTCACCGAACTTTTCCCGGAAAGTGTGAGCACACCATCCGTCACTGACTGGACGCCCCAGCGAAGCACGCTGGCGCTGATAAAATTTGATCTGACTCCACCAGGACTGTTTCTCTGCCTTCGTCGACTGATGCTGATTTTTACCCAGCTTATTAAGTTTGCGGCTAGTGTCAGTATCAACGTCTTCACCTCGCAGCGGCTTGTGTCCACATTTCGGGCAAACATAGACGCCTGCTGGCTTCATGTAGTGGCATTGAGGGCATTCATGTGGCAGTTTTTCGGCCCGTTCCTCAACTGCCCGGCGCGCGCTTTCCTCCATGCCGTCAGACTTACCGGGAAGCTCGTCGTACTCGATTGAATCCGGATAACCCAAACGGTGCACGGTGCCGCTGTGATCGAAGATAAGGCAGGACTCTTTACCCGGTGCGGTGCGCAGCCCACGCCCGAGAGCCTGCAACCAGCGAATTTCGCTTTTTGTTGGCCTGGCGTAGATGATGCAACGAACGTCACTATCAAAGCCGGCCACCAGAACGCCCACACTAACGATGATTTTCGTTGCACCGGTTTCAAAGCGGTGAATGATGGTCTGGCGCTCATCTACCGGAGTGTCGGCGGTCATTACCTCAGCGTTAACACCCGCCAGGTTAAACTGGATTGTCAGATAATTGGCGTGAGCTACGTTGACGCAGAAAGCGATGGTAGGTAAATCCCGACCATTCTCCAGCCAGTTCTGTACGATGTCGCCCACCAGCGTAGAGCCGCACATGATTTCAGCCAGCTGTGTTTCGTTGTAATCGCGGCCGTACTCAAGCGAAGATGTGGTTTTAACACCTTTCAGATCCGGCTTAGTTGGCGCGTAAAATTCGTATTTACTCAGATCGCCACGCTGGATTAACTCGCCGATGGTGGTCGGCTTAATCAGTCGGTCATAGTATTTGCCCAGGAACGGAGAAAACGGAGTACCCGACAGGCCAATCACCTTTACGCCTTTGCCGCGCAGACGTTCGATATCCTTCAGGATGCGTTTTTTACGCAGGTGCGCTTCGTCGATAATCAGCAGATCGATATTTTCAGGAAAAACACGACGAATAAGCGTGTCAGCGCTGGCAATCTGAATTTTCCGGTCCGGATCGTAGTTCGGGTGATCCGCCCAGATATAACCGATTTCATCTCCAGGTAAACCATACTGCACGAACCGATTAGCCGTCTGACCAATCAGGATGGTGTACGGAACACAGAACAGAACACGCATACCACGGCTGACAAAACCAGCAACTATGAAGGCTGCCAGACCCGTTTTACCGCTACCTGTTGGCGAGTAAACCATGAAGGTGTCGTTTGCCTTCCAGTCACGGCGCAACATGTTTAACGCTCGTTCCTGTGCAAAATTCGGCGTGATCGTCAGCTCCATTGTGCAGCTCCCGTGCTGATGAGATAATAATTTTGTGATGTGGTTTTCATGGATTCCCCCTCACATGGCTGGTGGCCTCCCCAAAGGCTGCCAGCCTCCCTTCTGATTCAGCTCCTCTGAAAAATCACTCTTCCAGGAAGAACCCTTTTCGTTTCTCAGCGCCTGAGCGCTTTGTACTACCTTGCTGATACGGGCGTTTTTTTAAATTGCGCCCTTAAGACAGTGATCTACTTAACCAATGGATCTCTCCTGTTGGAAAAGACCCTATTCCTGCCCCAACACCCAATCCCCCCTTACCCCCCTTACCCTCTTCCCCATAAAAACGTACTACTTCCCTAGTACACATGAGGAGTTGGGTCAGTTGGTTGCCAACCTGAACAGGCACCTTTAAGCCTGCTTCTGTTCGGGTACCTTTAAACCCGAAACAATGAGGAGCGCGATTGCGATCCAGCCAGGGGAGGTTCGGCTGTATACCCCTGTAAAGCTCTGCCCTGATTTCTTACAAACAGGCGGAGCCTTGTGTTTGCTTCGTGCCTTGCTCTGTTCTCCTTGCGGAATGAAACAGGCTCAGCGTCAAAAGTGATTTCGTATACCTCCGCATATTTCAGGGCAACCTTCCGTCTCAGTGACGGAGGCAGCCCCTGTAACTGCTGCTGAATCCACTCTTCGTCTGCCTGGCAGTACCTAGATGGCATCTCTGTCTGAACGTAATTCTGGGACATACAAGCCCTTCACCTCCCCCGTGCGCGCTAAGCTTGGATGTGGAAAAAGCTCTGGTAGGTCTGGCCGAAATTCATACGCTTGGATCTTTCCGTCGACAGCTGCAACCAATAACGGCACAAATTCTGGTGAAATCTTGTTCTTGCAGTTCAACCAATCGCAGACTGTTGACTGGGCCTTTCCGCATCGCTTGGCTAAGGCTTGCTGACTTCCAAGAATCTCAATAGCTTTCTCTATGGCTTTATGTTTCATAATCGCATCTCCTATTGAACGCATAATAACAACAGGAAAAGCGATATTCAACGTTAAACCTAGAATATTTATCGGAAAGCCGATAAACTAGCCAAGATAGAGAGGGGAGGAAAATCGCAATGACATTTTCAGAACGACTTGATTTAGCTATGCGCAACGCAAAATTTACGCAAGGTAGGCTGGCCAAAGAAGTGGGTATGGCTCAGTCCAGTGTTAATCAACTACTTAACAAAGCCAACGGTTCCAGAAAAACAGTCGAAATAGCAAAAGTTTTGGGCGTTAACCCGGAATGGCTCGCATCGGGTGTTGGCCCAATGGAAATCGTGACCTCTGCAGACTCACACCAAATACGTAACATTTCTGAAGATTGGGTTACTGATTCGTATGTCGTGGATGTTTTAGACATCAGATATAGTTGCGGACCTGGTAGTTATAACTCTGATTTTCCTGATATTGTCAGATCTATAGCGATAGAACCAGGATACGCATCAAGAGTTTTTGGCGGCAGACCAGCATCAGCAATCAAAGCAATAAACGCCCACGGCGACAGTATGAAAGGCACAATAGACCCTGAAGACTTGGTATTTGTAGATGTATCAGTTCGCACATTTAATGGTGATGGTATATACGCCTTTACATACTCTGGAACATCGCACATCAAAAGACTTCAAAAAATCAAAGATACTCTAACGGTGATATCTGACAACCCAGCTTACAAGGATTGGGCTATCGAACCGGAAGACTTCGAACAACTTCACATTGACGGAAAAGTAATTGTCAGTTGGCCTATGACACTACACCGTTTTGCATAAGCAAAAATCATTTAACCCGCCCACTCTTAAGTGGGCTTTTTTTTTGGGAAAAAATCGATAAACCGATTGACAGGTGAAATCGGTAAACCTATTATCTTGACATAGGTATCGAACTCACCAAAGCAATTATAGAGGATGAGAAAAATGTCATCGTATATGGGATTACCAACAAATCAGCACGATGCTCTTGAGAATATTCAGCTCTTAGTAGGGACTGGTGCACTACTGTATAGCAGCAATAACCCTGAGTTAATTGAACTTGCCAGCTCCATCCTGGCTGTAACTCAAAAATATAGCCTCACCGCGTCACGTTTATGCAAACAAAATTTAGCTATTAATTCCCAGAATCGGATTCGCACCCAACGCGAAACCTGCGGCTTAACAACCGCCGAACTCGCTAGGCTGCTCGATCTCGATGAAGAAATTATCATCCAGTGGGAGAGCGGAGAGTACGAACCAACCATCAGCATGCTTATCCCTCTGGCTAATGTTCTTGGCTGTGATCCAATGTTGTTATTGACTGATGCTTATAAACAAAATCAGGAGGAAGCATAAGATGAAAATGTTCAAAGGCCTTACCAACGAACCGGAGACAGCTTTTCATCACATTGCCGTACTGCTTGAAGCGGGGTTAATCATTTCGGCTTCCGGTGATGAAGAATGTGATGAACTTTCGGATGATATCTTTTTACTGGCACAACAATACGCCAGAAGCGCATGCGATGCATTTAAGGAGCAAAGAACATGAAAACTCCATTAAATATTCTTGAGGAAGTGGCAGCACAAATAAAAAAGAATACATCAATGCTTGAATTTATATTTAAGAATTCGCCCGACTCAGGAGAGACAGACGATTATTTATGTTGCCTCATTCGCTCCATGAATAAAACCTGTGAAATGGCTTACGCGTATATCGACACACTGCGCAACGAATAAAGAAAACTCAATAAACAATCCCCCATAAAAACATAACGGTCTCTGGTCGGGAATTTCCACAACCTGAAAATGGTGGTGATGCATGAAAAACAGAAGTGCTTATAAAACCGCATTATTAATGGCTAATGCAGGATACTGGTCAGTTGCAATACTGTTTCTCAGGGAAAGCATACGGGAAATAACAAATGACACATGAACCCATTAATACATATCGTCGCCGTATAGCTGTTGCGGCACTCCATCGAATAAAACGTAAAACAGGTGGTAATCTGCTTATTGTTGACCTTCCGGATGGGAACATTACGACCATAGAAATAACTGAACAGTTTATAAACCAGTTGCTGTTACGCTTCGAAGGTATTACCCGTGGTGAATTGGGCCGGGTGGAGGGTGAAACCGAAATCCACACTGCATACCAGAATGCTATCGGGATTAATCAACATACTGAATACCTGACTGAAACCGGAAAGTTAATTATAGACAACCTTTTTCAAGAGGTTATTGATTACGCGAAAGAAAAATATATCAGCGGAGGAATTAACTGATGGCTAATTTATCCCCTGTATCTGTTGTGCACGAAAAAGTGCAGATCGTTATGACAATTGAAAATGGCCAAGTCACAGGTGTCTGCAAAGTCCGCGATGGCGAGCTGATTGCCAGCATGGATACATTCATACGGCTGGCAGAAAGAGCGGGGTATCAGATAACAGCACCTGCTCAGGAGGAAACCGGTGGCATTAACAGCAACACGCATTCCTGAGCGGATCCACCGGCAGGCATTGCAGGTCCTGTTGTTGTACCGATGCCGACGGATATTTCCGCATCGGATACAGCGCACCGGATATCTCAGTCTGAAGGTTAACCGTCGCTGGCGGCTGTTATCGAAAGACGACGGCCGGAACTGGGAAGTAATGAGTCATGAACGTTATTCGGGAGAAATAAAGAAATGATCGACAACCGCACCGCCAGCACCATTGACCAGGCATTACAGAAACATGATACACCCGTCGGCCCGTTATTTTTTGTAACACGCCACGGAAGAACAAAAAAATGCCTCACCCGAAAAACGGCAATTCGTTACCTGGCATTCTTTATGACCACCCGCGCTTTTGAACGTTCAGGATTCCGACAACGCTATCCTGACAAGCGTTTTATCTTCAACAGGAATGAGATATGGAAACGTGGAGAATCAACCACAGAGTATACCCGCGCACACCAGCGAACAATCAGACGACTGCGCAGACTCATCGCCAGGAAACAGTATACAGAAAAATGGTTCAGAAAATATGACACATGGAGCGCCGGATATTACGAACTGATGGCAACAAAACCATTCTGACGTAAACGAAATTAACCATGACGCAATTAAATAAGGCAAGCCGAATACATCAGGAGGACCATGAACATTTATTTCAGAATAGTTATATCACTGGCAATTATCACATGTATTTACGGATTAATCGTTCCGGCCCTCATATCAATGAAGGATACGGTAGCAGTGATTTCTGGCTTTGCTCTGGCGTGTCTGACCCCGCCCTGCATTTATGCCATTTATAAGGGTCTTTCTTTTTCTAAGGATAAAAGATGAAAAAATTACTTTTTGCTTTAGCCCTTGTTCTGCCGACCATTGGCCTTGTCGGTTGCGATCGCGTTGAGCCTGGTAATGTGGGCATCAAAGTAAACAAACTGGGCGACGATAAAGGCGTCGGTGAAGTGGTCGGTGTTGGGCGCTACTGGACGGGATGGAACACTGAGGTTTACATCTTCCCGACCTTTAAGCAGATGAAGACCTACGATGATCCATTCAGTTTCCAGATGAGTGACGGTACAACCATCGGCTATCACATCGGCGTGGCCTACAAAGTTGATCCATCCAAAGTTACCACAGTCTTTCAGACCTACCGCAAAGGCGTGGACGACATTACCGACACCGACCTGCGCCAGAAGATAGCCGACGCACTCAACCGACTGGCCAGCAAAATGACCACCGACAAATTTATCGACGGCGGCAAGTCTGAGCTGCTGGATGCAGCTCTTAAAGACATTCAGGAAGAAATGACGCCCATCGGTATTCAGGTAATGAGCCTCTCATATGTGGGTAAGCCGGAGTACCCGCCTACTGTTATCGACAGCATTAATGCCAAAGTCACGGCGAACCAGAAAACCCTGCAACGCGAGCAGGAAGTAAAACAGCGCGAAGCGGAAGCCAACATGTTGCGCGCGGAAGCTGCCGGACAGGCAGATGCGATTCGCACAAAAGCCCAGGCCGAAGCCGATGCTATTCGTTTACGCGGTGAAGCTCTGCGCCAGAACCCCGGTGTTATGGAGCTGGAAGCCATCAACAAGTGGAACGGTACACTGCCGCAATACATGACCAGCGGTGCCAACACACCATTTATTCAGGTTAAGTAATACATATGCCCGGTATTACACGCCGGGCTGTCTGGAGATAAAAATGAATATTGTAACCATCAACAACAAACAGTTTCCGGTAATCGAATATCGCGGTCAGCGTGTTGTGACATTTGCAATAATTGATGACGTCCACCAGCGCCCGGAAGGTACCGCCCGTGCTGCGTTTAACCGCAACCGTTCTCACTTTATCGAAGGGGTGGATTTTCTTGAAATGACTGCGGACGTAATACGTACGGAGTCACTTTCTGATGCCTTTGCCGCGCGAACTGCCAAAGGGATCATTCTTTTCGAGTCTGGTTACCTGATGTTGACGAAGCCTTTTAACGATGCTCTTGCATGGCAGGTTCAGCGCGAACTGGTTAACAGCTATTTCCGAACTCACGCGCCGCTGACGGAAATGGAGATGATCGCTGCAATGGCCGCCGATGCCGTTCGCCAGCAGAAGCGCCTGAGTCATGTTGAAGAGAAGATCGAAACGGTCACCAAAGCTGTGGAGAACATCAAACGCGGCACAATGCGCACCGGATATGTCGGTTACCGCCAGGTGGTAGCCAAAAGCGGAATGAGTGACGCCAAGTGTCGGAATCTGGTCAACGCCTACCACATCCCTACCGACACGCACGAATTTATGACTCCGGACGGTCTGTTGTCTCGCAGGGCTGTCGTCGAGCTTGAGACATTTATGGCGGCGTTCCACCAAATGATGTCAGAGGCTGAACCACGCGGCACACGCTGGTATCACCCGAAGATGGGGCTTTTTCAGGTAATCGGATGGGAGGATAAAGCATGATCATCCAGTCAAAACTTATTCGCGCCGCTCTGGTGTGCGCTGCTAAAAACGACGTTCGTTATTACCTGAACGGTCTTCACATCACGCCAAAACATATTGAGGCAACCAATGGTTTCGTAGCACTGCGCATGACTCACGGCATCCGGACGAAGAAAAACATCATTGTCCAGTTCGAAGGTGGCGTCCCGGCCAAAGCCGAAACGACAGAGCTGATTTTTAGTAAAGAGCCGATCCTGTTCATCGCGACCAGTTTCAGCGCCGGCTGTCCATTACCGGCATTAAATTGGTGGACGGTTGTTTTCCGGATTTGGAACGCATCATTCCGAAAAAATTTGACCTCTGTACACACCCGGTGATCCAGGCGGGTTACCTGAGTTATCCAGAGAAGATGTTTGGTCGTGAGCGTAAATTTATTCCCGTCCAGTTACGTTCCTCCGGTGACGGGCAAGCGGTCAGAATTCAGTTTGATTCCATCATCAACTCAATGTATGGCAATCCTGAATTTGTTGTGATGCCTTGTCGTGATCATGGCGATTTCAATGTGGCTCAGGAGCATCCGGAATGAAAATCGAATACCAGGACGCCGCAGGAGGTGAATCAATGAGCTGGCCTGATGCAATCGTAACTCTGGGGGTGGTATTCGCAGTAGCGTTTGTTGTGTTCTCAATTTGTCGATGGGGATAACCACATGTTCGCTTTGATTCAACGCGGTCAGATATACACGGACAGAGCCGGATTGAACCGCCCCGGGTTTCCTGGAGAGTATTTTATCTGTGAACTCAGGCTGCCAGATCATCGTTTCCGATGGAAGCATAATAAGCTTTTTCTGCTTCTGCCGGAGGAGTATGGCCCAGCCTTTCCAGCAATCGTCGATTGTTATACCAGTCCACCCACGTGAGTGTGGCCAGTTCCACTTCTGCACGGTTTTTCCAGCTCTTACGGTGTATTACCTCCGCTTTGTAAAGACCATTGATGCTCTCCGCCATCGCGTTGTCATACGAGTCGCCTGTACTTCCTGTTGATGCCAGTAATCCGGCTTCCTTAAGCCGCTGTGTGTAGGCCAGCGATACATACTGAGAACCTTTATCACTGTGATGGACCGTGCCGGACGGTCGACGGGCCCATAACGCCTGCTCCAGTGCATCCAGCACGAATGTCGTCTCCATGGACGATGAGACCCGCCACCCCACAATGTATCCGGCAAACACATCAATGATGAACGCCACATAGACGAAGCCCTGCCATGTGCTGACGTAAGTAAAATCAGCCACCCACAGCTGGTCAGGTCGTTCTGCCACGAACTGACGGTTTACGCGGTCGCCTGCGGCAACGGCTTTCCGGCTGATGGTCGTACGGACCTTTTTACCCCGGAGAACACCGGCAAGTCCCATAACCGCCATGAGACGTGCCACAGTGCATCTGGCCACTCTGATACCTTCCCGTAACAACTGACGCCAGACTTTACGCACACCGTATACCTTGTGATTTTCATCGTATACGCGCTGTATCTCTTTCTTCAGCCAGTCATCGCGCTGCGCACGGGCACTGCGTTTATCCGGATGATGTCGCTGTTGCTGACAGTGGTAATACGTTGACGGGGCAATATGCAGTTCACTGCATACCGGTCCGACCCCGCACTGCTCACGCAGCTTATCCAGCAGTGGCATTATTTTTTCCAGAGGCGGTCGAACTCCGCCTTCGCAAAATAAGCGGAAGCCTGGCGAAGGATATCGTTACTGCGGCGCAGTTCACGATTTTCACGCTCCAGCTCTTTCAGACGCTGACGTTCAGCGGTGGTGAGCCCTCCATCACCGCCCCCGGTATCCCGCTCATGCTGGCGAACCCAGACACGCAGAGTCTCCGGCGTACAGCCAATCTTTGGAGCAATGGAACAAATTGTCGCCCATTGTGAGTCATATTCGCCCTGACTTTCCAGAACCATACGGACTGCCCGTTGACGGACTTCAGGGGAAAAACGAGTATTTTTAGTCATCCTGTTTACCTCTTTCTCAGGAAGTTTAGTCTCCAGGATTCCCGGGGCGGTTCAGATACCCCGTGGTGATTACTCGCATCACTGAGCACTCAGTGTTCTTTCGACGGATGGACGGACGATCCGGGCGGGTACGCATTGGTGAGTTAAACTGCCTGTTCGAACATATTGACCACCAGGAGTACCGCAAAATTCTCGCGGACACTGAGCAGGAAAAGCACCTGAAAAAATTACGAGCCATAAAAAGGAAGTAAAGAATGAATAAAGCATTTGAACAATGGGTCCACCAGCGTTACGGCAATCGCTATGACCTGACGCGAGATGTTGACGGCTTCTACTGTCGTGAAGTTGTGAAGCGAATGTTTGACGTGTGGTGCCACTGCCGTGGGCTGAGTGTTATGTGAGGTGATGTATGGGGCTGGATTGCGTGCCTATATCAACCTACTGCCGCGACGCGGGAGAAACGGTTGATGCCGTTAACAAACGGATACAAAGAGGAATATGGAAAGAAGGGGTTCATGTATTAAAAGTCGACGGAGTTAAAGAACGCTGGGTCGACTTAATAGAGGTTTCAAAATGGGCAAGAAAGAACAAGGATTATTATCTCTGCCAAGAGGAGTAACTATTCGTAAGCATAAAACTGCTTCAACACTAGTTATCACTTTCACATATAAAGGGGTTCTTTGCAGGGAGCCCCTGTCTCGGCTTGAGGCAAATACACGTGGTATTAAATATGCTGAGCGCCTGCTAGGGGAGATACAAAATCAGATCGCCAGCGGAACGTTTGAATATGCGAAATATTTCCCCAGTTCCAAAAAACTGGAGTTATTCGGTGTAGTAAAGAAAACCAAAAATATTAAGTCCTATCTTGATGAATACCTGAAAATTTGCATGAACCGCAATCTGTCGCCGTCAACCATTGGCGGTTACGAAAAATGTCTATCAGCACTATCAGAACTACATAAACTACATGTAACAGAATTGACGCCTGCGGTACTAAAAAATTGGATAGCCAGCCGAAAAACTAAGCTGAAAACAATCAGGAATAACCTGTCATTTCTGCGCAGCGCCATTGATGAGGCTGTAACTGATGGCCTGTTGACTATTAACCCGGTAACTCTTGTCAGCGCCAGCCGGTATCACGTGGTCGACAGTAAACCGAACGCCGACGATTACG